ATAAAAAGTATAAAGGATTTCGCAACTATGCGCGTATAGCTCCTAATGATTATGTAGAGCTTCTCGCTCCTGATGGACAAGAGTTAGATAATTTAAAGGGGCTCAAACACAATTTGCGCCTACATTACAACAACTTTAATAAGTTACCAGAAAACGAAAATATACAGATAAAGGTTACATTTGGCGTAATTGCTACCGAAGAGAAGAGTGGTAAAGTAACCGAAATAGATCTACCTACCGAGCGTAAAGAGGCAGTAATTACCCTACGCCGTATCGATAAAGCGACCCCTAAACCTAAACCCAATGATAGACTTGTGCTCAATATGGTGCTTAATATAGTTACCAAAGAGCTTACAGGAGATACTACTCTTAATTATAATCTTACAAACCCCTCAAGTAGCAATTTTGCCCTTCGCCATAGTTTTACAAAGGATTATAGACAAGGAGTTGTACTCATAGAAAATTTTCAAAACCAAAATGTATATGACCAAATCTTTACTAATAAAGGGCTATTCAATATAAGAATAAGAAGGGATACTAATAAAGATTTGAGGAAAGTATTTGCTGACTTTTCTCTTTCTGATGAGTTCTTGCAAAATGGTAAAATAGAAGGGTTGGCTATCGATTTCTCTAAGCCACAAGTGCTTACTAAAGAGAATAACTTAGTAGGAGAAGATGGTTTAGGAAACATTTTTATTATCAATCTTACCATCATCAACGACACAACTGTCTTTCATATAGATAAAAAGCTTTTTAACTATGTAATAAAAACAGACAAGAAAGAACGTGCAGAAGGAATATTCACTATCAAAAACCCTAACCACTTAACTTTCACAATTAATAACTCCGACTTCTTAGAAGTTACAGAATTGAAAGATAATGGCAAGGAGAAAGTAGTGGTGAAATTTCGCTCTCATTCTTCAGAACTGATGACAGTAGGCGAAAACAAAGGGTGGTTCAAAGTAACCTCTTCAGCGGGAAGCAAGCAGGTAGTAAACGTAAATATCACCGTGCAGACAGATATTGATTTTACCACTAAAAACGTCTATTTCTGTCTTGATAAGGAGCTTACTCACGTACGACAAACTTCGACTGAAAGTGAGTTCATCACTGTTACCCTTACAATGGAGTTTAACGTTTACGGACGTGCTTTTACAACTATTCAAACTTACGACTACGTATTTTTCGAGGGCGTAGCAACGGTGGATATAGGGCAGGAGGTGCAAGATTTCTTTAGAGATATTACCCCCACTTTAGAGATTAACACCCAGAAGCTACTCGCCCCCAAAGAACTGTTCAAAGCTACCAAGGTATCAGCGGTCATAAAAGAGATGAACTTCAAAGGCGAGATTTTCAAAACTCATACCCTTACCGACCTGTACTACCTGCCAGGCAAGAAGCCTAAAGCCTACCCATACCTTACCCAAAGCCGTTTGCGCTCTACCTATACGCAGAGCCTTATATCGGTATCCGCACTCACCCAAGAGGTACGCGCTCGCTCGCTGGGACAAATAGGTTCGAATCTCATTGACTTATCAGCTATTAAGGACCCAATAGGTGTAGCTAACTTCAGTTTTTTACGTTCTACAGCAGATGCTACTTATGGAGCCTCTGCTATCATTAGCAAGGAAGCTCTCAGTCTTGAACCTAAACCAGAGCCTAACAGTACACCTATCAGTGCACTGTTTCAAAATCAAAACTACTGCCCCGATTGGTTCTCTTTTGCGGGCGAGTATGAAGCCTTAATAAACTATGAACACACTCTCGCCGACAATGTGCTCAAAAGTGAAGACTACAAAGCACAAGTGAAAACCAAGCGCACCTATAAGCTCAATACTGGTTGGCTCTTCCCCGAAGAAATAGAAGTGCTGTGGGAGCTCATCAAATCACCCGTATGCTTCTTGCGTATTGCAGGCGAGTGGCTAAAGGTAATACCTATCACCCAAAAACCACTGTCCTTTGATAGCACCCGCAACCTGCATAGCTTTGTAGTCGAATTTCAACTATCGTCTAACGACTAACTCCTAAACCTATGTTCACCAATATCCAAGAAATCAAGCAATATACTAACGTTTCTAACCGTTTAGACTTCGAGCTGCTCAAAACCTATATCGAGGAGGCGCTCCGCGTAAAAGTATATCCGTACGTTTCTAAAACAATAGTTAGTGAGGCAAGCGGTGATACATTAGAACTTCTAAAGAAAGCTGTTGCTAATTATGCCATTGCTTATGCTATTCCTTTCCTCAAGGTAAACTTATCCAACACGGGTGGCAACTACTACACAGATGATAAGATGGAAAAGTCGCCTTGGTGGGATTTGCGCGATTTGGGGCTTTCGTCTATTGCGATGGGCGACCGCGCCTTAAACAACTGTATAGAGCTACTTATCACAGAAGGTAAACTACAGCGTTCTAACGGTATCATTAGTACCGTGAATGATTTTGAAAAATATTATAGTTTAAACAGCTCGTGGGAGGTATTCACCAAATTACAGCCAATAATACAATGGGTATGGGAGAGTATGTTGGCTCCCCAGCTCAGCACCTGTACCCCTAATGATTTACGCAATTATCCCACTATATGGGAAAAACTACAGCGTACCACAGTGTTCTTTACCATAGCCGAAGCCGCCCAAGTTCATAGCTTCTCGTTCACCACTACCGCTATCATTCAACAGTGGGAGGAGTTACCTTGGCAAAAGAGCAAGATACTAAATGTTACCGAAGTATATGCCGTTGCCCAACGCCTGCAACAACTCGCTCGTCACGAGCTGGCACAGCTCAAGCAGTTGCTTGAAAAAGAAACTATAGCTTGCTATGTCCCTTCAAACGCTGCCCGACAAGTGGAGAAACTCAAAAGCGGACTCTATTTCTAACTCTTACCTATGGAAATTACTAAATTTAGCAAAGATAGCACTTACCAACGCATCTCCGCTTCGTACATTGACGAGAACTTTCAGCTTGTCCCAGCCGAAGAGGCAATCAAGGCACGTCTCCGCCATATACACGGCTTACGACTCACCAACAAGTACTCTAAGCACCAAGCAATACAGATACATATTAGAGAGATGAAAGTAAGCCAAGCTACCGCTTACCGCGACTATTCTTGGGCAATGCAGATATTTGGCGAGCTTGATAAATCGGATATTAATGCCGAGCGTGCTATATTAGCAGATAGTTATTGGCAACTGTATCAGATGGCTTTAAAAAATAGAGATTTAGAACAAGCTCGAAAGGCGTTAGACTCCTACTCGCGCCTATTCAACTTCGATAAAGAGGAGAAAGAAATCAACTTCGAGAAGATTACCGCCAACGAGTATCATATCCGAATGAGTCGCAAGAGTGCCAAGATGCTACGCGCTGCACTCGCTACGGGTGTGGTAGACTTTAACGATATTCCTGCTACGGATGCCGAATACGAAGATATAACTGAAGATACTACCGATGAAGCCTCTGATTAAGCCAGTAAAGGAAATTCTCCTTAATCCTATGCAGATGGCAGCCGTTGCTGCTAACCGCTATGCAGGTGTGAAGAACATCTGCATAGAGGCAGGACGCGGTACGGGTAAGAGTACCATTCTCGGTTGGTTTGTTAAGGAAGCTGTTCGCCAAATGCCGCGTGCTACGGGGGTGCTTGTAGGAGCTACCTTTGTGCAGATAAAGAGCCGAACCTTCCCCTCAACTAAAGAAGGGCTCGAAATGTTTGGACTGTATGAAGATGTAGACTACGTGGTAGGACGTAATGGCAAGGCTCTCGGATTTGCAAAGCCTTTCCAAGCTCCTGACTCGTGGAGTAATGTAGTGCATTTCTCTAATGGGTTTATACTGGTACTCGTTTCTTTGGATGACCCCAATAGTGGACGAGGGTTGAACTCCTACACAGTCATTGGTGACGAGGCAGCTCTCTTAGAATACGACCGCTTATTTAACAATGTACTCACAACCAACCGCGCCAAGAAAATAGAGTTTAACAAAGCAAGCCTACTGAATGCTACTATTTTCACCTCCTCTGTTGCTCTTACCAAAATAGGTGAGTGGTTCACCGCCCGCGAGAAGCTGGCATTAGCTAAGCCTAATGAATACAAGTTTATCAAAGCTAATGCCTATGTGAATGTGGAGAACCTTAAACCAGGATGGATACAAGAGATGTTCGAGCAACGCGTAAGTGATTTACTCTTCAATGCCGAAATTCTAAACAAACGCCCTGGTAAAGTAGCCGACGGCTTCTATGCAAAACTCAATGCTGACAAGCATTATTACAAGTACCAGTACAACACTACCGCCCTGCAAGACTTCTCGCAGAGCTTCACCCCCTCCTGCACCTACGACAACGATTTGTTGAAAGGCGTGCCTCTTGAACTCTCGCTCGACTTCGGTGGGCGTATCAACTGTGCTATTGTAGCCCAATGGAGCAAGGTAGCCAACACTATAACGATATTGAAAGACTTCTTTGTCAAAAATCCTCTCAAGCTCTCCGACCTCATCAAGAAGATTATTGACTATTACGAGCCTCACCGTGCATCCTGTAACAAAATATACTTATATCACGACCGTTCAGGCTTTAAAAGCGAAGCCAACAGTAAAACTACCTTGGCACAAGATGTAGAAGATATGCTTCGCACAGCAGGCTGGCAAGTGTATAACAAGACTCCTAACAGCAATAACCCAAGCCATATTCTCAAATTCCGCCTTATCAACGAGATATTAGAGGAAAACAACCGCGCCCTGCCCTTTGTCCGCATCAATGAAGACAACTGCCCCAACCTCATTGTCTCTATGGAAAACGCCGCTGTCAAACAGAAAGAAGACGCCTTTGAGAAGGACAAGAGCAGCGAACGTTCTACCACTATACCACAAGAGCACGCTACCCACCTATCCGACTGTTTCGACTATCTATTATGGTGGAAATATGCCTACCTGCTCGATAACAGCTATCACGACAGTTTTATTATTACCACAGTGTAATAACCTTCAAAACCTGTCCTCCCAAGAATTATACTTCAAGAGAAAAATTTTAAAAAAAATGAAAAAAAGTTGCTAAAAAATTTGGATACTACGAAAATTCGCAGTATCTTTGCATCGTTAAATTAAATGAAGTAATTATGCAAGAAGAATTGACAACGAGCCAAGAGCTTACTGAACAAGAATGGGAACTTATCCAAGCCATTAGAAATTACAAAAGAGCTTATCCCAACGGTTCAAGGAATCTGTTAGCCTACATCTATGAATTATTAGCGAGGCTATTAGATAGAGATTAAATAGAGCCCCTTAGGGGGCTCTACCTTAAACAATAATAAATTAATTAATATGGAAGCAGTAGCAAATCAAAAGAAACTTACAATGATGCAACAATTAGATGATATTGTGATAGATGTATCTTGGCGACAAATAGCTCAGGATTATTTTGGTAAGTCATCATCGTGGATATACAACAAGCTCCACGGTCGCGATGGAAATGGTGGAGAAGGAGGATTTACAGATGTTGAGAAATTGCAACTACAAGGAGCTCTATACGACATTGCTGAACGTATACGTCGCGCAGCAAGTACCATAACACAGTAAGCATTATTACTGTCTTTAATTTAACACCCGAAGGGGCGCACTCACCAGCGAGTGCGCCCCTTTTCTATCTCCTACCCCCTTTGACTGACATCTGTTCATATATCACTCCAAATCCTATTTTTCAAATTGTAAAAATAAGTAAGGTGGCGCTGGGGTTTTCGTTCACTCAATGAGTGCCAGAGCGCGCCTGCACGCTCCTAACTCTTCACTTTCAATGATTTATATCTGATTTTGTGAGAATTACACCTGTCCTTTCCTATCTTATACCTACCTCTTACCTTTGCCCTACCATAATTAATGCCAAAAAGTGAATAGTAAAAAAATATTTTTAAAGGACGCTCTTATCGAAATGCGCAAGCTCGACGAGCGAAAGAACCCCGTGCCATTCAGTATAACGGTACGCACCTACAACAAGCAAAACCGCTTTGGCGGTAAGCTCTGTACTTATCACGGAGCAACCCTAATGCAACAACCGCGTAATAAGAAAGATTTTGAGAAGAATCCCAACCACTGGGAGAATAAAACCCGTAATATCAAACTACATAACGGCACAATTAAGAAAATCTGCATCCTTTTTATCGTGGCATTCAATGGAAAAGAAGTAATTTACTAATTGACAAATAAAAACAATGAAACAAATAGATAAAGATATTTATATGCTTTCAGCCTCCAAAACGGCTGTACTCTTTGGCTCTGATAAACAAAGCCTTCCCACCCCCAAAACGCAAAAAGACTCAAGCGACACCGATAAGTATTCCTCTTGGGACGACAACAACTTATACCCGCAGGAGTTTACTAAAAAACTAAACAAAACAGGCGCAGCTATTGGTGGATTGGAGGTGCTTATCTCCGCTCATTACGGACTTGGGTTTCGTTTATACCAAGATTTGGAAACAGAAGGTGGGGTAACCACTCGCGAACGCCTGCGTACAGCTTTCCCTGAGATTAACACGTTCTTCAAAAACTGCCGTTGGGATGTAGCTATGGCTGAAATCATTGAAGACTTTGAAACCTACGGTATCGCCTTCGTAGAGTACCTCCTTTCTCCTAACTGCGACAAAATTGTATCTATTAAACGCCAACAAGCTCCTTTTTGCAGATTAAGTGTGCCTGACAAAAATGGATTCGTCAATAAAGTGTATATTAATACTACTTGGGATGATACTTTAAACGAGAAATTAACCGTAGAAGTACCTTTTTTCTCTGATATTCACAATGTTGAATCGCTCAAAGACTATTGCAAGGAGAAGAAAATCACAAAGTTTATCGTACCCGTAATGCGTCCTATTACTACCGAGAAGAATTACCCTAAGGTAAAATGGCATAGCTCCTTCTACAACGGTTGGGTAGATGTGGTACTTTCAGTACCTGCATTTAAAAAGTATATGTTTGAGAATCAACTCAACCTCAAGTATGTAATATACATCGCCGATGACTTTTTCCTTCACAAATTTGGACGTGAAGAATGGCAGGAGATGCCACAGGAAAAACGCGAAGCTGCACGCCAAGAGACTATCAAGGCAATTGATGAGCATATGAGTGGTAATAAATCAGCAGGGCGTTCGTTTGTCTCTCCTTATTTCAGAGACCAAAATAATAACCTCATCAAAGGTATAGAGGTGATACCGATAGACGACAAGATTAAGGACGGTAATTTCTTACCCGATGCCAGTGCGGGCAACTCCGAAATTCTATTCCCTATGGGCGTAGACCCCTGCTTGCTTGGGGCAGGTATACCAGGAGGCAAGAACCTATCAGGCTCTGGCTCTGATAAACGTGAAGCTTATACGATACTTTCTACTCGTATGCCTGTAAAGCGATTGCGTACTCTCGAAGTATTTGAGCGAATTCGTGATTGGAACGGTTGGGACGAAACCCTATACGGCAACTTCCCCAATATCAACCTCACTACACTCGACAAGAACCCTAACGGACAGCAAATAATAGTGAATTAAGATGGCTAACAATAACACCACATCACAACTTACCATACGCATCAACGGTAAAGAGGTAGAGAATACATTTACTGCTTTGAACCGAGAGGTGCGTGCACTCTCTCGTGAACTTCGAAATCTTTCCCCTGGTACGGAAGAGTTCCAACAGCGCGCAACTCAATTAAGAGAAGCCCGTACACATTTCAATCGCGTACGTGAAGAAATTAATCAGGTGAATAGCACCCTTACTGAAGCCTCTACACGCACCTCTCGCTTGGGTGATATCATTCGCGGGGTATTTGCAGGCAACCTTATTACGGGCTTCTTCTCAACGTTAGCAGGTAAAGCTCGCAATGCTACTGATGAGCTTCTCAAAATATCCGACCTAATGACAGGTGTTGAGAAAACCACAGGGCTCGCCTCCTCACAAGTTCGCGAGTTGTGGAATGAGTTCGATAATCTCAATACCCGCACCTCCAAGCAGGAATTGCTGAACATCGCTCAAATAGGCGGACGGTTAGGCATTACCGATAAGGAGCAAATCAAGGAGTTCACCGAGCAAATCGATAAGATATACGTTGCATTGGGCGACTCCTTTCAAGGGGGGTTAGAAGAGGTGACTACCAAGGTCGGTAAGCTCAAAAATCTCTTTGAAGAAACTCGTAACCAAAACTATGGCGAAGCTCTCAACGCCATAGGCTCTGCCCTCAACGAACTGGGTGCCAACGGTAGTAGTACCGAACAGAACATCACCGAGTTTGCCACCCGTATAGGGGCGTTGCCTACCGTGCTAAAACCCTCTATCGAGAAAACATTAGGCTTAGGAGCTGCCTTTGAAGAAAGTGGTATTGATGCTGAAGTAGCTTCCAGCGGTTACTCTCGCTTTATGAGCGTAGCGGGGAACAATATTGATGCCTTTGCGCGTCAGATGAAGCTCACCAAGAAAGAAGCCTCCGAACTGTTTAACACTCGCCCCGAAGAGTTTTTTTTACGTTTTGGTGAAAGAAAACAGTATTCGGTTTACGAAATTAAAAACAGTTCGCGAATTCTAGCCTTAATCAAATCTGAACTTGATTTTAACTTTTCAAAAAAGTTTAAAGAAGAGGATTCAGTCTTAATCATCGAGACTTCAAAGAACTGTAAAATCTCACGATATGGATTTGCAAAGCATGATGAAAGTGATATCATCGTGGTATAAGACCTACTTTTTTAATAATACAAACCTAGGTCTTAAAGTGAAGAGAAGAGAATAAAATTAGGAAATTATGGAATTTTTTAGTCAAAACACTCAAAAAAATGCAAAATATGACC